TGATTCCTCAAAATATTCAAGATTTTACAGCGCTTCAAAATGGCGCGGCTGATATAAAAGAAAAATATAAATCTGATGAAGATTTATATAATTTATTAAAAGAAAATAAAACTGAAGAAGCAATTTCTTATTTACAGGATAAAATTAAAAAAGCTGCTGTAACTAAACAAGAGCAGTTAAATTCTAAAATTGATTCTCTTAGTTCTGATGCAACCGTTGCAAATGCAACTGTTGCCGATGGAGTTAACTAACTCCATCTATTAAATATATTTATTAAGGAGGTTATTAAAAATAAATATGTCTGATTTATTTAAATATGAAAATACAGAAATTGCGTTTTCTCGTCCTAGGTCTGTAATTCCTATTCCAAATACTATAACTGCAACTTGCAATTCTGGAGAACTTGTTCCATTCTATATAAAAGAGGTTATTCCTGGTGATACAGTTCAAATTGATGTGCAAAAATCTTTGTTTCGTATGCTTTCGCCTGTAGTTCCTACAATGGATTCTCTCGAAGTTAGTGTTGCTTATTTCTATATGCCTATGCGTTTATGTACTCAAAATGCTAGAGATATAGAAAAAATATTTGGCGTTAATGTTTCTGGAGCTTTTGCGCCTGCTCAAGAGTCAACATTTTATTCGACTGGTAATTTATTTAGTGCTGGTGGTACTGCTGCAAAAATTGAAGCCGGTGATTTAGGTCAATATTTAGGCTGGCCAATTGGATATTATCCAACTTCTTCTTGTCCTGCAAATACAATGTTAATAAGAATGTATAACACTATTTGGAACGATTATTATCGTGATGAAAACTTGCAAAATCCTAATGCTTATGCGGGTTGGAATTCGGTTGGTTCTGTTTCAACTGCTGCAAATTGTTGGTCTCAGAGCGCTTGTCAACCTTTATTACATACTTGTAAGACTCATGATTATTTTACGACTTCTTTACCAAGTCCTCAACGTGGAAGCGCTGTAACTTTAGGTTTAACAAATTCAAGCGGTTCAAGTTCTGTAAATTTGTCGAATGCTAGCAGTTTACCTTTAATAACTTCGACTGGTTTATATGGAGTTGGTAATATTAAATTTGGTTCTTCGAGTTACTCAAATTTAACAAGTGGAAGCAATTATATTGCTGGATTATATTTAACTAATTCTCCTTCTGCGTCTTCTTTGCCTGTTTTCAATTTTAATGCTGGTTCTTCAACTGTGGCGACGAATAATTGCGATATTAACAGAACAAATTTGCGTGTTAATGCTACTGGTGCTACTGTGGATTTATCTGATTTTACTTTTGATGTAAATCAAGTTAGACTCGCTTTCGCTTCTCAACAGTTGCTTGAATTGGATTCTCGTGGCGGTTCTCGTTTTAAAGAATTATTAATTACTCATTATGGAACTGCTCCAAATGATGATACATTGTCTCGTCCTAAATATTTAGGTGGTACAAAGTTTGATATTAATATATTGCAAGTTTTGCAAACTGCCGTTTCAGATGATTCTCCAATTGGTCAACCTGGTGCAACTTCAAACACATTTAATAATACTAATAATATAATTTCTCAGTCCTTTAAGGAAAATGGTTATATTATGGGTTTATTTACCATTCGACCTATTCAATCTTATTCTCAAGGTGTGCCATCTTATTTAACGATTAATGAAAGAACAGATATTTATTGGCCTGTCTTCGCTCACATTGGAGAACAACCTGTTATGAAGTCTGAAATATATTGGAATACAACAACAAATAACAATGTATTTGGATATCAAGAAGCCTGGATAAGGTATAAAACGAATCCTAATCGCGTTGCTGGTTTTGTTGCACCGGCTGCTGGAGATAGTACGTTAACAAACTGGAGTTATACAACAAATTTTTCAACTGCTCCAACTTTGAATTCTTCTTTCATTACTCAAGATTCCTCTGTTGTTGGTGATACTTTATATGATACAGAAACAAGCACACAATTCTTGTTTCAAATTTATACAAATACAGTATATACAACTCAAATTCCTGTTCATTGTGTTCCTGCTGGTTTTGGAAGGATTTAATTTATGGGTATTACTGCATTAATTGCTTCTGCAATTATTGGTTCTGTTGCCTCTGGTATTATTTCGCTTGCTTCGAATGCTGATAAGGCTAAATATGATTCACAATTACAAAATGAACAATTTAATTATGATTCTGCTTTGTCTTCTCAAAATTATGAACAGAATCTTGCTTTACAGAAACAACAACAAGAATATCAAACACAAATGTCTAATACTGAATATCAAAGAAAAGTTGAAGATATGAAGTCTGCAGGAATAAACGTCGGAACTCTTGGAGGTTCCGGCGGTTCTGCAACTGTAAATACTGCTTCTGGTTCTGCTTCAAATTCAAATTCTGTTAATTCTGGTTTATCTTCTGTAATTGGGAATGCTATTACAAAAACTTTAAAACAAAACAGAAAGGATTTTGAAAAAAATTTAAAAAATGTTATGTATTCAAATACTCGTAATGACTAAATTTAAATTAATGCTTGCATTAATTTAGGTTTTATTTTATAATGTAGTTACTTGTTAAATCAACTAACAAGTAGTTATTGAAAGTCTTTGGATTTTCTACCATTACAAGAAGCGTCGTTCTCGGCGCTTTTTGTTTTGCTGAAAGCACATTAACACGCGCGCGCGCGTGTTAATATTTAGCACGCGTGCGCGCGTGATAAATGTGTTTGAAGCACTAACGCGCTCTCTTCGCTGGCGTTGCTTGTAGCTTTGATTTAATGATTTTTATTTAAAAAAGAAGCTAGCTTCTTTTTTGTAATTTTTTTCTTGCATTTAATATTAAAATGTGATATTTAATATTAAATATATAGTAATCGTTATAAATATACTTGATTATATAACGATTACTCACAACATTTTTTATTAAATTGTTAAAAAATGTTGCATACTGAAAAAATATATGTTTTAATATATTTGTAATGATAGAAAGGAGTTTCAACAATGGTTATTTCATTATACTGTAGTTTACAAATGAAGAAAGGGTTAAAAATTTAGGTGCAAAATCTGTAACATTTTTTGCTCGTGTTGCATATTAATTTTAAAATGAAAAATGAATGTTTAAATTTAAAAATTTATCCAATGTTAACTATTAGAGATTCCCTTTCTGGGAATCTCTATTCAAAAATAGATTTTCATAATGCTTTAAATGATAATGTTTTATCTTCTCAAGATTTAATAAATAATATTTCTTTAGAGAATTATATTTCTAAATATGAATTTAAAAAAGTATGTGATGCTTATTTATCTAATCATAATTCAGATATTAAAAATTTAACTTTAGTAAAAAAAAGTTTTGTTAAATTGCCTTGTGGTAAATGTATTAATTGTCTTAAATCTAAATCTTCCGAATGGGCTTTGCGTCTACAATTAGAATTGTTATATTCTGAATGTGATAATTATTTTGTTACTTTAACTTATGATGATATTCATAAAAAAGATGATTCTTTGCATAAAATCGATATTCAAAATTTTAATAAAAAATTAAAAATTTATCTTAAAAGAAAAAATTTAAAGAGTGATTTTCGTTTTTTTGCATCTGGTGAATATGGTGATAATACGAAACGTCCTCATTATCATATTATTTATTTTGGATTGCCTTTATTTGATAAAAAATTATTATATGTTAATTCTGAAGGAATGGAAATTTATCAATCTGATTTTTTAGAAAATGTTTGGTCTAAAGGTTTTGTTTATATTGGTTCTGTTTCTGATTCGTCCATATATTACGTTGCGGGCTATTGTTTAAAAAAATTAATTACTTCTGATATTAATTCTGATTTAGAATCTGAATTTCGTCTTTCTTCTCGTATGCCTGGTATAGGTTTTAAATATTTAGAAGACAATAAAGAAGAATTATTAAAAGATAATCATATATATTTGGATAATGGCCGAATTGTAAAAATGCCTGATTATTTTAAAAGAAAGTTGAATATTAAATCTGATATTTATAAAGATTTTATTTTTGATAAACAAGAATTAGAAATAAACGATTTTAATCGTTATTCTGATTCTTCTATTAGTGATTTTAGAAAGGAGAAAAATGAAAATGCTTTAGTTCAATATTTTATGTCAAAAAATAAGAAGATATTTTAATTTTGAAAGGAGTTTAAAATGAAAAAAAAGAAATATCGAATTGGTTCTTTTGCTTCTAAAAAAGTTTTCCAAACCAACACTGGTGAAAGAAAAATTAATAAAATTGTTGTTCGTCGTGGAGGCGTTCGTTTATGAATCAACTTAAAAATAGTTATGTTTTATTATATGGCCTTGCTCCGATTTCATCTACTGAAACTGCCTTTTATTTTCCAATTTACTTAAAATTGTCTGATTCTGATTTTATGTTATTTAGAAATAATGAATTTTCAACAGAAACAGAAAAAATTATTTATTATATATCAAATATGAATTTGGAATATTATAGATTTAATTCTGATGAAGAAAAAGCAAGAGCTATTGATGCTGTTAATGGTATAAAAGATTACGATTTATTTATTTTTGATGGTTTTAGGAAATTTAAATTTTATTCTAAAGAAAATAAAGAGAAAATCGATAATAAAATTATTTTAGATTTAATAGAAAGCAAATTTAATCAAAATGAAACAAGTATTAATTGATAATTTGTATGTAATTATTCCGTCTGTTTGTTCTTTGTTATTATCAATTATTAATTTAGGAATTGTGTTTTTTCGTACTCGCGCTGCAACTATAAAGAAAAAAGCAAATGATAATGATATTGATATTGATAATTATCAAATTGAATGTTCTGATGGTTCAATTTATTCTTTGAATGAAGTTAGATTTAAAAGAATAGGTTCTTCGTCAACAAAAACTAATTCTTTAGAAAGTGAAAATAAAGAAAATGATTAATAATTTTGTAAAAGGTCATGCTCGATCTGCTGTTAAATGTGATGATGAATTTAGAGAAACTTTTGAATTACTCGAGCCTTATGCAACAAATGAAAAAGGTGAATTAATTAATGATTCTAAATATGAATGTTTACGCTCTACAGGTAAAATTAACGTTCAAAAAATGATTGATTCTTATTTTAATTCTTCAAAGTTGAGTGAAGTTTTAAAACGTATTAAAAATCCTGTTCAATTAGAAGCATATTTGCAATCTGATAATACTTCTTTAAATATTGATACTTCTTTGATTCCTCAAAATATTCAAGATTTTACAGCGCTTCAAAATGGCGCGGCTGATATAAAAGAAAAATATAAATCTGATGAAGATTTATATAATTTATTAAAAGAAAATAAAACTGAAGAAGCAATTTC